GGAGACCACTCGAGGTATTTTTTAGGGACTGGAAGTTCCTGTCCTTCGATCACGCATGATCCGGTATTGGCAATATCTGGCCCGTATTTGTCGAGCCAGGAATGTCCGATACCGGGATTACGGCTCATAAGGTTAAATGTATCGGGGTCACCGATTTTTTTATTAACGTATCCAGCGACATAGGCACAAGTTGCAAAGTTGACAGGTGCAATGCTACAGAATCCCCTGGCTTTGCCCTCTTTTCCGTCCTGCCAAATTTTATCAAGCAGTTTGTTTCCGTATAGTTGGTCATTTATTCGGTAGGCTCCGCCGAGGAAATCGGTACCAAAAATGACGGCATGATAATGGGGTCGCCGGGTTTTACTTCCGTATTCGCCACAGGCGAAATAACGCACTCTAGTCGAACGCCGCAATCGTTTAAAAAACAGTTGTAGATCGCGCCGATTAATGCAGTCAGCAGTAACGTCAGAATAGGTAAGAGTGACGAAGGCATTTTGGGTGTGTTGGGTCGCCTCATGGTACATCCTTATTGCCCAAATCCTGGAGCGATCCGCTGCGCAGCCTACACATTTACCGCAAGGAACCTGTACAGGTTGATCCATAAAACCATCGCGAAGGTTAAACACGAGTGGGCGCTTGCCGTTGTCATTGAGCCTTTTGCTACGCCAGGCATCAATAGGGTATACACAGGACAATTAGAGACGAATCCCGCCGCGCATCACCATAGTGCGATTTTTGCCATGTGAGCTTTTTGCTGTGCGGTTGAAACGACGCTTGCCTGATCGCTGGGGTACTCGTGATCTTTTCATGTGATTTAGTCCTTGTGTCAGTTGGGCTTGTATGGTCGAGTGCTTACAAGCCCTCAGCGTATCGAATTTCGCGTTTTTGTCAATAGGCGCGAGGGCGCGCCGTTAATGGCCTGCGGCCAAGTCGCTGCGCTCCTGTTTATAGTATATTTATTTGTACCGTTATATGTGTATTTTAACTTCCACGCTGCGCTGTTTGTTATTTTTTTTAACGCACAAATGATAAAGCCCCTTTCGGGGCTTTTTTTAGGTTTCTGCAGGTGTGTCTGCAGGTGGTGTTGACGACGTTGCCGGTGGGGTTTCTTCTGGCGGTCGCCAGGTGTTGGCGAATTCGCTCGCTATTTGGGTGTTGGTTTGTGCCTGGTCAATGAGATCAACCAGGTCAATTCCCTGTAGGTTTGTTACATCACCGTATTGTGGTTGCTGTGTTGCTTCCGGCAGTATGCCGGTACGCTTGAATCGCTCCACTATCGCGTTAATTTCGATATGTTCCGCGGGGTATTGTTGCGTCATTGAAGGTTGTTGGTTAATTGATATGACGCGGAGGCGGCTATACGATTTTCGAGGCTTGAATGTAGCCTCCGGTATCTCGCCGTTTTCGTCGGTTATTACCTGGTGTTTACCAGGAATGATTTCTTCGTAGTTCATTTTACTCTCTCCCATTTTTTGGATTTAAAGTTGAACCGTTCGAATACGCCAGGTGAGCGTTCGACGGTTAATGCGTTGTCTGAAATATTTTTTGCACCTTCAGATGCAGCGTCCAATGCAGAGCTTTTGTTACTTTCATATTGCTTAATCAGATAATTAAGCAAGTCCGTGGTGGGTTTGTCCATGAGCTGGAATTTACGCGTTTGGACACCTTCACGTATCGCGCGGAGCTCCGCGCTGCGAGTGTTATGTTTTTCAGTTGCTGTTTGCTGCTGGGTGAATTGTCCAGCGAATTTTGCATTGTTTATCTGCTCGTTTGTCAGGCCGGTTTGCGCCTGAATTTGAGCATTGTTTATTGTGTTATTCGCAGTGCGCGAATTAATTTCCGCCAGTGTGGCGGGATTGATGACATCGGTTGTATACCGAGTATTACGCGCTTGTTCCTGGGCAGCGAGTGCTGACGAGTTCTGAGCGTTGGCCTGAGCTTGCATTAATTGCAAAGTCTGTTTAGCCATGATGGCTTGTTGTGGCCGAGACCCGGCTCGGGATACGCCTTTGCCGTAGTCAGCCGGCTGCTGATTGGCTGGTGCTCCGGCCGGCGTGCTGGCGCCGGTATTGGCCGATAGAATCGGATTTAATCCAGCGGCGCGGAGGTCAGATACCTCCCGCTGGTGGGCAGTTGATGACATTCTTTCCTGGAATGCCATTTGTTCACGAGCCATTTTAAGGTTTGCTTTATTGGCTTTAGCGGAGGCGTTTCCCCCCATGAAACCGCCGAGGAGATCAGCCCCGGCGGATATTGCTGCTGCACCGACTAATGGATCCATTAGAAATGATCAATCAGACCGGGGACGGAGTAGACCGGCATTGCGCGTTCGCATTTGAGATCGAACCACATGTCCAGGAGAAAGTCAGGTTCGCTCGGAACCGCCAGGATCCGATCGAAAGGCGCGCCTTCGGCGACGAACAAGAGATTAAGCGGCGGCAGCTCGTCGAAGTCCTGAGACAGATGCCAGACGTCCAACGATTGTGGATCAGACGACTGAAATTTGCCAGTAATGCGGCTGGGTTTGTAGCGGTACTCCGCGTAGCGCTCCTGATATCCCCAGGTGAGGTTATCCGTTGCTGTTCCCTGGACGTAAATTTCTTTATTGAGGATGGGCTGTTCGCCCAAGTGAGCAAGACTAGGCCAGTAGAAGTCATACCGAGTCTGACGTGACCAGAAGCGCTCTATTCCGTTTTGATAGGTAAGGTTGGTGCGTACACTGGTGATACCAAGAATGTGGCCGTGTTCTGTGAATGATTTTGTGAATCCGCCCCGACCAAGCGCAGTCCCGTAAGCCGCCAAGTTTGCCTGGGCGGTGTCCTCAGTTGGGACGGTGCTGGCGATGGGGTTGATATTGACCATTGTGTGACTGCCGCCGAGGTACTCAGGTCGTTGTAATCGAGCGTCATCACTATGAACACCAAAGTGGCTAAGAACAATTTCGATATAACGTGTGCCACCGCGCGCATCACGCTCCAGTAGTTTCTGGACTTGGAAAGCCGTGCGTAAGTCATTGACTGATACCGCCGTTGCTGAAGTTAAGTCTGCCAACATACCGCTAGCGGCACCGAGGAATGCAGACGTTGAAGTTGCAATAAGTGCTCCGCCGTACCCGAGACCGCCCTGGCCTGATGAGTTGGCGGTGTTTCCCATGATCATGTTCCGATCACTGCCGGAAAGGCCAGCGCGAATATTGATGGAGTTGCCATCGGTGATAACCGGTGCTGTTGTACCCAGTGGAATAAAGACCGGAGAGTCTGATTTCTGCGGCCATGGTAGGGCGCTGGTAAAATAATCATGCATTTTCGAACGCCGATACGGCACGAGTGACGTGTACGATCCTGACGTGTCGCCGGTGTTGATCGCTATTTCAGAGACCAAGTTCTGATCGCGATACCACTCATTGAATATCAGTTGATAAGCCCTGAATGGTAATGCCGATACATCAATCGTGGTGGCTGGGCCATTTGCCGGTATGCCGAAATAGGCGGCTATCCGATTACTGGGCATGTCGAGTGCGATCTGGGTTTGCGGGATAGTCAGATCACTTGGGTCATCGGTTGTATTGCGTCTCTCGCCGCAGAATTCCTGCCAGTTGTCCCACACGAGTCTGTTTGGCACAAAGAAGTAATGTGTGTCCAGATAACAGTTGTCGAATATTGGTTTTAACGGTGTTGCCATCCTGGCAAACGCCGTTGATTTTAGATCAAAGGTATCGCCGGGTAGCACTTCATCAAGAAATGTGGGTATGAGCTGACCGGCATCGAATGTGGTCTTATAGCCGTGAGACCTATCGAATTTGGAACGCGGTGTGTCGACTGCCGGTAGTTGCGCAAAATGCTTTTGTGCAGATGGCGTTGACGGTTGTGCGAAGTATTTCTCACTCATGTGATATCTCCTGTTCCAGTGAGTAGTGCTGAATGAATTGGGTTACGTTCATGAAGCAAGCCTTTGAATAGCCCCAGTCACTTGGATGCGCTGTTTCTTCATGAGTTTCGAGAAGAATGATAATTCCGAAATCATTTTTTTGTTCTTCCGTCAACTGGTCACGGAAGCGGTTTGCTATCTCTGTACGTTCACCGGCCATGGGTTCAGACCTGTTGCCGTCTTGTTTGTTGAATAATTGCAGTACAAGTTTCATAATTTTTCACCTTTTAATTTGAGTTTAGCGGTGTAGTTGATTTCACGGCTTTTTGCTTTTTCGCGCCTCCTCCACCGTTGATCCGGTGTCATGTTTACATAAAATTGCTTGTTTTTTAACTTTACGCCCTCGAGCTCCTCAGGAGACCACTCGAGGTATTTTTTAGGGACTGGAAGTTCCTGTCCTTCGATCACGC